TAACAGAACCTTGACCTTTAACGCAACCTTGAATATTTAACCCTTTTCGTTTTAGGTCGTCAATTAAACGAGGCTCAGCACTATCCGCTACAATTAAGTCGGTCGGCTTAGCTATCAACTGCTTATTTGTTGACAGTATCGCATCTAGTCCCATTGACTGAGTAGAGTAAAGTAGTTCATCGCAATAGATAATCTTTTTCTTTTCATCTACCGCCACCTTAACAAGTGTTGTCGGGTCAATAGTAAAACCGTAATCTTGACCGTAGCAATACGGCAATGTAGTATCTATTTCGCCCATTATCCAATTAGTAAAGATTGCGCCCTCCCTATCCGCTCTTTCACCACTACCGTAAATTTGCCACCAATACTTATTGTTTACCCGACTTTCAATGTCTTCAATCTGCTCACGGGTTAAAAATGGATTGTCTTTGTAGGTAGTTATTAACGGTGGGTACTTTTCAATATACGGGTCAAGCCAATGTTCAAGTCCTAATGCTGGGTTATAGTCGCAAATTATCCGATAACGTGTTCTCGGGAATAATTGGTCTATTGTTTCTTGTGGGAATTGGTGCGCTTCATTTATCCAAAGTATATCACGTGACCTACCGTGAATTTTGTCGGGTGTATCTGCTCCATAGTAGCTTATTGTATTTCCATTGAGCGTATAAGTGTGATCGGTTTTATTGTGGTTTTTAGCTTGGTATAGGTTGCAACTAACTAGCACATCGTAAAAGTCTTTCCATGCCGTAGCCTTTAATGCAGTGAATGTATCTCGGACAATATCTATTTCCATTCCCGTATAAAGTAGGCAAAAATCAATTAAGAAATAGATAGTAGCATAAGTTTTTCCGCTTCGTGTGCCACCTTGCAATAAGGTAACACGCTCGGTTAATATCTTTTGATGTAGGTATTCAAAGTTAGTATTGGCTTTCATTTGTTTTCATAAACGGAGGTAGGTTTTGTATTTTTTCGCCTCCAGTTGTAACGTCTAACTTTTCTCCGAATTTCTTAGGCGCAAGTTTAGACGCTTTCCATTTTCTTGCATCTATTTCTAGACGTGTCCTGTTGTGGTTATCTACGCGCCTAGTAGTAACTTGCTCATTGCCTTTCCCATCATCATAGATAGTTGTTTCTTCGCATATTCTATCACGGCTTGATAGTTCAATTATTTGGTCAGCTAACAACTCAGCTTGCAACTCCCTCGCGCGCGCGTATTTGTCAACTAGTAATTCATCTTCATTAATCCAATTATAAAAAGCAGTAGTTGAAACATCTTTTGATTTGCAAATAGTAGCCAATCCTTTATCGGTTGTAGCTATTTCTTCACAAATCGAATCGAATAACTCTATGGTAAATTTACCTTTCAATACGTCAATTTAACAGTTTCACACGCCTTAACATCAAACGAATCCTTTTTTAACACAGATGTGTTGTTGTAATAAGCGATATAATATTTACCAGTTGGCTTTTCGATTACCGTTTTAGACTTAGCGTTTAGCATTAAATCGAAACGTCCATCCGCTCCAGATATAGAACAACCCCCGTACTTATAGGTGTAAATCTCAACCGTTCCGACATTAGAGTTGCAGTTAGTTTCTTTTGAGCAACTACCCATTAATAGTAGTGCTGATAAAATTGCGATAATTGGCTTCATAATTTGTGTTTATACGTCAAAAGTAGTAAATATTCCACAAAAAGCGAAAAATTGTTTCACATTGCTGAAAAGTGTGGACGTTTTAACCTACTGATTATTGTAAATAAAATATGCGAAGTTCGAAGGGTTTATGCCTAATTTATTGGCAAAGGACATAAATACTAAGTCCGTAGATAATTCATGAACAGTAAGATTGTTACTTAACACCGCACTTCTCATGCGCTTTTCTAAACCTATTCTCTAATGTTTTACCACTTCGCTTTGTCCGTTGCAACCTAGTTTCGGTATATTTACAAACCGTACAAGTGAAAGTGTAGTCTACATCTTTCGCAACCGACACCACAATCCAAGCGTTGAAAACTTCAATAGCTTTCTTTTTGAGTTGGGGAGTGGATTTGGATTTAAGAGGTGGCATTGGCTGGCTCAAAATATCTTTTATCGAATCCTGATAAATGCCCAAAATCATCTGGGTATATATCATAATATTTTTCATTTTCAGATTCTACATTATACTTTTTACCAACCGTTAATCCATCTTGATGACTAATTATGCATTTTACTTTTTTGGCTTTCTTTACTATGCTTTCGTATTCGTCACCTTGACTTGTACCGTCACCGTAAGTTTGTGCATAATACTGTTCGCAGTTAAATGGAATATTCCCCGTTCCACGTTCGTCACCAGCTACAAATGCTAAGAATATCTGTTCTTGCTCTTTTTGCAGATAATTCTCTCTCAAATCGTCTGCAATGGTTTTTAGGTATTGACCAACTGCTTTGTCTGTCGGAGCATCGTTTTCTCCATTAAGGAATTTTGAATCAGCCTCTAGCTTTTCAATTACTTCCATCATTGCTGTTTTCTTTTCCATTTCTTTCTATTTTATTGGTTGTTAATGTTTAAAAATCTCAATATGTTATTCGTTTCATTGGATTCGGTAATAATCTTCCATAATCATCTTAATCATCGTCATTAAATTCAAATCTCTTTTCTCTAGCCATTCTTATCGCTTCTCTAAACGGTTGATATTTATTAAACGATTCGTGACCTCCAGCATGGTAATAAACACCCATCTTCTTTACAAATAAGTGAGCGAATGGTATTACAAGCAATGGCATATCAATGTGCATCCCAAATGCTCTACATGGATTAGCGTGTGGTGTACCCTCGAATATCACCAACGGGCATTTCGATTCTCTAGCAAATTCAGTCCATCGCTCCACATCTTCATCACCAAAACCTTCACGTTTAACTTCCCCATAAAATCCAAATTTAGGAAAATAAAAGTCGGGTAGGTAATTGTGGTTAGTTGTAGTAAACCCCTCAAACTCATAATCGAATTTAATTTTAAGCGTTTCAAAGTAAACCGCCCATCTTGCTTCAAGTCGGCTACGATAATAATTTCCGTTGTGTCGTGTGTTAATTGCTTTCATAGTTAGAATGGTGGTTTTTCGGAATCAACTAAATGCGTTACTAAGCTACCCATATAATCTCCATTAGAAAACATAAAACGCCTTAATCCCCTTTGTAGCGAAAATAACACTACGCCTTTTTTACCTACAACCTTTTGGCGTCTTATTTTTTTTGTATGTAATTCGCATACTGTGGAATCGGGGTCTGTTTGGTGGTTTGGTCTATGATAAATTAAAATGTTATCCATTTTATTGTTCCACATAGCACCATCGGCAATATCAAACACATCTGGGCATGGGTAGTTACCATCGTTACCTTTTTGCAATTTTGTTGGATGAGCAACTATCACAAAATAGATTGAATTATTTTGCGCAAACCTAGAGCAGTCCGCAAGGAATGTTTCAAGGTATTTATCGCTACGTCCACCAGATTTAGCATATTCGTTTGTCATTTGGTTGAACGGGTCAATTATACAACCATCTACTTTTTCTTTGAAAATCAACTCTAAGAATCTCTCCTTGATGTATTCAGGCGTTGGGCTTATGCTTTTAGGGTAAACATAGAAAATATGCTTACTTACATAATCGTAAATTTCTTCGTATGTATTCCTACTTACCCTATATAAACTTTCTGGGCTTAATCGCATACCAGCTATAATCTCTACTAAATCATGATAAAATTCGGCTGCTGGGTTGTCTTCTGGTGAGAAAAAAGCAAACTTTTCGCCATACTTTATAACCCTAATCAATAAAATATACTTCAATACAGTTGACTTTCCGTAGTTTCCTATCCCTGATAATAGCGTAATTTCGCCACGTTTAAATTTAAAGTGTTCATCTATTTCTGGTATCCCTAATCCAAAAAGGCTTTCATATCCACTATCGTAAATCTTTAACGCCTCCGATTTGACATCTTCGCCAAATATCACATCTTTAGGGCGTATATTTTGGTCGTACAAATCAGCGTTTATTTCTACCTCCGAGCGTGTAGTGGTTACAATAAGTCTTTCGCTATCAAAAGTTGCAGTATTACACACATTAGCGTTTGAGCGATATGCGGACTTTACAACTTTTTCTAATTCTGAATAACTAAATGATTCTCCGCCAATATTGAACTCGTTAGCACATAAACGTATTGTTTCAGATTCAGATATACCGAAACGACAACAAGCAGATGCTAGTTTAAACAAAAATATATTTCTTTCACCAGTAACAAAAGCACCTCCTTTGTTCATTATCCAAATAAGTAACTTTCTGAACGATTCGTTTTCTTCTCTCCTATCTGTTATAATTTCTTTTGTTACCGACTTTACCGACTTGTAAACATCAGCACTTTCGTTTATGAAAATATCTTCATCCCAAGATTCGTAACATACTCTTGATTCGTTTATTCCGCTTGGGTCAATATCTGGAAATTCCTCTTGTAGCGATTGAAAATGTTGGCGATGTTTCCCACCATCAGCTATTTTAACAAGTGCCTTTATACCATTCCCAGAAGGTGATACCCAACAAGCATAAATAAATTTATTTGTGCATATTTGGCTTTTAAAGTCCATTACATCGTCAATAGCATCAAAATCTAAGCATATAAAACCGCTATGTTTGATTATCTTCTTATCCTCACGCTCCTTGAACTCACCCGAAAAGCATATACTTGGTAGGTTAGCTTTTAACTTACTGCTTCGCTCCTTGTCAATTTGATTTCTAATTTCAAGCACTTTGTCTTTGCTCTTACCAGTTTTTACACGGTTTAAAGCACTAGCAACGGTGATAATGTGCGGTTGTTTATCAAATATGTTTTTGTAAATAGTGCAGTTCATTACCAATTATTATTTTCTGTTGCCAATTTTATATTCTCCTCTGACCATCCTAAAGACCTTAGTTTTTCGATTTCTTTAGCCTTTTTATCGTCTTTCCCGTCTTGGTTGATGGATTTGCTTAATCCAAGATTATCTAGCCATTTTTTCTCAAATCCTCCCCAACTTTTTTCTACGCACATTTTTATGATTTCTTGTGGAGTGTACCCTGACAATCCAATTTCTTTTATAAGCCTATCAAAAGCAGTTTTTGTATTTGATAGTTTTTTATTTTTTCGGACTGTTAAGAAATCATTAGTCAACTGTTCGTCACATACAATCAATAGGATTTCTTTTTTAAAATCAAACTTACCGCTTATTGTATTGTTTAATAGTTTGTTGTTTATACGTTTAGTTATACTCAACCTGACTTGGTCATTGTCTTCAACCTGACTTGGTATGTGAGAAGTATTTGATTTGGTATTTGATTTGGTATTTTTTACCAACTCAATTTGCGTGGAAGTGTATTGATTTGTTGCTCTTTTGCTAATTACAATAAACCCAAAATCGACTAAATCATTAAGCACACCTATGTACGATTTATAGCTTTTTATATTAAGCATAGTCATAGTAAAATCTGTTGGAAGTCCTACTGTTTTCACCCAATGTCTTTTATTGAAAAATTCAACTAAGTATAAATAAAATGCAGTATGCTTACATTCGACCCTATCTGAATTTTCTGCCATAAAATTGAACCAATCACTTGTTAATGAATACCCATTTATTTTTTCGCTCATCTTTCTTTAATTTTACACCAACATATACCGCAAAAATATCTTGTAGTATCATCTAATGATATATGTTTTCTACACGCACACTCCATTGCTTTTATGCAGTCAACTACTCCAAGTTTTTCTATAAAGCCTTTAACGGAAACATTAAATTTATCAGAAAATGTATATTTAGGGAAAAACGACTTAAACACTTTTTCGACTTGACGTATATCGTGTTCCATTTGGTCGTTTTCTTTAGCTATAACCTTTAAATATTCGTTATATTGCTTTAGCGCTTCTTTTTTTCGCTCCATCTTTTGAGCCATAGAATCCGTTATACAATCCAAACTGATTGCAGATTTGCCCCTGTTACAATCAAAACAAGAAGTTATTAAGTTGTCATCAGAGTTTTCACCACCTTTAGATATAGGAACAATGTGGTCTACTTCTAATGTAGTATTTGGCGGTTTTGCATTACAATACCTGCAACTGAATCCATCACGTTTGAATATCTCAAAACGTACTTTTTTTGATATAGCCTTTCTCTTAGTAGCCATAAAATAAAAATGCCCCTCCAGTGTGATGCAACCTTCGGGGCATTTAGCCTTTTTAAAAATAAATTTGCACTGGCATCACTCACTGCAAATTCTTGCCGTAAATATAGGCAAAAGAAAT